TCAAGTTGTCCATTCAAAGCATTAATCTGTCCACTTGTAGTGTTAGATAATATTCTTAAATCAAAATCATCACTAAACGGGCCTTTTAAGTCTATTATAGCACCAGACGGTCCACCTAGCTCAACTTGTGCAAAACCGCTTGCAGCTTCTAATTCAATATTGCCTGTGAAACTACCCGTTGTAGCTTCTAAACTACCAATGACTAAACCTGCTTTTGTATAGCCAGTTCCGCTTGTGTCAACTGTTGTTGTAGGTTCAACTTGTAATGATTTGAATAGTTTGAATTTATCATCACCCTCATCTCTAAATAGTCCTGCAAACAATGTTGTGCTACTAGGACTATATTTACCATAAAACCCTATATCAACAGCGTCTGTAGATGTATTATTATTAGCTAAAACTATAAGTGGGTCTTTTACTGTAAGTGTATCTGTTCCTACAGTTGTTAAGCTTCCCTCTACAACTAAATTTCCTGTTACTGTTAAATTGCCACCGAACTTACCATCACCAGACGCATGAAATTGTACAGTCGGTGTTACACCTACTCCTATTTGTGTAGTAGATAAAAATAATGGACTGTTGTTGCCAAAACCATCAGTTATTCTTTTTGCACCTGTGGTTAAGTTTCCGTTGTCTGTTAATTTAATTAACGATTGATAAGTGTCTTTTATTTTATTTCCTGAGAGTGTTGCCATAACTATTTAGTTCCCTTTTTTTTTAAATAGATTTTTAATTTATTTACATTACCCTTTTTGGGTTTATATGTCTTTTTTTTATCTAAAGTACCCACCCTTGAAATAAAGCGTCTTTATCAGGGTAAATATCATCATTAGAATTACTATTATATTCTGGAAATAAAGATTGATTGAAACTCATGTAATCTATAAATCTTTGAGTATAATATTCTGCATATTCCCTTTCTTTTTGAACTAAATAATCTACTTCTTCTTTGCTCACTATTTGTGAATTCTCAGATTGATGTTTGAATACACCGCCATTTGATATACTATAACTGGCAAAAGGCAAATACTCTATCATAGCGTAATGAATTAACATAGGTTGTATGTAATCATTTACTAAGGCTAAATAGTTACCAGTCAATGAAGCACCACCTGTACCCAATATGTCATTACTTATTTTATCATATAAATCAGTACCTAAAAAGTTCTGTATATGAATCTCTTGAGCAAGTTCTATAAATTGTATAAACTTATCTGTATCAACATTAGCATTTAATGCTGTGTTTTTAATTATATCACTTCTTCTTATAAATAGTGCTTTTGCCATTATTCTTCTATTTCTTGTTCAACGTCTGGTTGTTCTTCTTGGTCTTTTTTTATACCAGTTTCTTTTTCTACTTCAGCATCAGTAAGTGCATTTGTCAAATCTGTAAACTCAAGTGGTTGTAATGTTTTAAAGTATATATCTAATTCAATATTATTATATTCTAATATTTTTTCTAACTCATCAAGTATGGTTACTTGCATAGGTCTTATTACTGTATTATCCATAAGTATTGAAGCTGTTTGTAATTCTTCAGCGTTATTTCCTAATCCAGTATTATCTTTTATACCTACCAACATAGGAGATACAATTCTGTGAGATACCATAACTTTTCTCATAGATTCATCAGATAAAAATTTATACTGCTCATGAGCATCAGATAAAATTACTGGCTCAATATTAGCAGCTAATTCTTTACTATCATTAAAGGCAAGAATAAATCTACCTGCATTAGTGCTACCACTAAATTTTTCTTTTATCCTCATTTCTATCCTTTCTCTCTGGTCATCTGGTGGAACACCATTATTAAAGTTAATTAACATGCTCGGTGCTAAACCATTTTGTATATTGTTAATATGATAGTTTGCTATTTCTTCTTCTAGTTCTGCATATTGTAAACCACCCTGATAATCTACAGGTGCATAGTAATAAAATCCAGCTTTATAAGGTCTTATGTAAAGTATTTCTAATCCAGAATTACTCATACCAAAAGCAGGTATTCTTCTTAGTTTAGTTACAGAAGTTACCTCTTTCCAGTCTTTTGCATAGTAATATCCCTTTATTAGACCGTCTTTTCCTGCTTTCTCTGCCCTTAAAGTCTCTACAGCTATATGTTCTACTTGTACAATTTTTTTTCTGTCCTTAGAATATATTATTTGAAGTGCAGCTTGGCCCATCATTTTATAATCATAACATATTTTTTTCATAGTATGTTTTGCAAACAAACTTTTCATTTCTTCATATTCCTTAGGCTTATCGTCATTTTCTACAGCTTCTATCCCTTTACCATATATCATTTCAGATATACCATTGATTGCTGCGTTGTTTGTTGGTGAACCGTTATATCTGTCAATTAAATATTGGAAATAATCGTTGTCCTCACCATACTCAACATAATCTTTGTTGTGTTTTTCTATAACCTCTGGTCGTGTGTAAGATTCAAGGTTTACAACATGTATTTGTCCGTTGTCTTGTTTTAGTTTTCTATTAGTTATTTTTTTTGTCATAATATTACAAAGTCATTATCGTAAGAGTTTTCTGTAGTGTAATCTCCAGAATGTACATCAAATATATTAAAATTAGTTTGGTCTGTACAAAAAATAGCACCTCTGTATATAATTGACGTACCGTCTTTTACTTTAAATGTATAAAACCTACCTTCTTGCAAACTAAAAAAACCTGTTATAGTCATATAGCCGTTTGAATTGCTAACGCTTATACCAACGTTTGAACTTACTCTTGTTGATTTATCAAGTAGCTCAAATGTAGGTGATGCAACAGCACTTCTAGGAATTATCTTAAAAGTCTGGCCGCTAGTAGCTGTAGTAAGTATTACCATATTATAAATAACAAATAATATTTAATTTGTTTATATAAAAAAAGGGGAACTAATAGAACCCCTTTTAATAATTGTGTTAATTCTAATTAAGAATTAGTACCTGCTGTTATTGTACTTATACCTGCGTTTGTTAGTGTAGTAGCTACAGTTTCAGTAGCTGCTGTTTTCTGTATGAAGTTAGCTGGCACTTTTTCCATACCAGTTAGTGTAAGTGTATATCCACTCAAATCTCCCATTGCAGCACCTGTTACTATTGTACCACCAGAAACATCAGCACCATTTTCTAATCCCATTACAAAACAATTTTTATTATAATCTTCAACAATGACATGTGGTCTCCCATAAGCCATAAGTTTTAATTCTTTATTGTCTTCTTTTGTAAGTTTGTGAAGTGTTAAATTTAGTGTTTGCTCAAAAAATGTAGTACCATTTTCTCTTGACGCAGTAATATTTTGCTCAAAAGATGAGTTACCTTTTACATCATATTGTCTAACAGTCAAACTACTTCCTAATGTGTCAATTACATCTGTGTCTGTGTTATCATAAGCAAGTGTAGAGAAAGTACCGAAGTCAGCAAAGTAAACAGCTTTAATACCGCCAACAACGTCTTTACATGGTTCTTTTCTACCTAGTGTTAAATTACATGCCATATTATTATTATTATTATTAAAAAAAGGTAAGTAGGCATATACCCCACCTACCTTTCTTTATGTTAAACTATGATTACGAGTATAATACTATATCACTTCCAATTCCATGCTGTACACCAGCACTTCCTCTTAGTACCACTCTTACGTTTTGACTTCCGTCAATGTCTGCCATATCAATTAACTTAACTTCTTGCCAGTCGTTTAATAGACCAGTACCAAAGAATAAGTTAGAAGATTCCGCAGCAACCATTTTGTTATCACCTAGTCCAGGTGCTGTAAATAGTGGAATACCTTGAAAGTTCATTTCTGTTTTTCCAACGTTGTAAAGCTCTCTATATCCTAAAGCCGCTTGTGCTTGTACATATAGTTTTGCTGCACTTGATGGAATGTAAATATTAACATCCTCTTTACCATAAACTGCTGATGGGATTGCATCAACTACTTTTGATAGTTCTGCAATAATGTTACCTGAAGTTAAACCACCACCTACTGCTGCAACGTCAACAACGTCTCCGTCTGCTGCAAGTAATGCTTGGAATCCATTAAACTCACCGTTATTTGCAGTTGCACCTTGCCAAATGTTTTGCTCAACTTTTTGAGCTACTTTAGCTGCAACCTGTGCAATTAGAAAATCAGAGAATTTTTTAGGAAGATTATCATATTGGCTGAAGCCCATAGATTGTGCATCCCAGTCTTGTCTGAAGTCCTTTTTACATAGTTGTAAGTTTACTTGGAATTCTTCTGGTTGTAAGATTCTTTCTGTTAATGTTACATTTGAAGTTGGATTAAAGTCGCAAGAAGCATCTTTTAGGATGTCATTCATTGATAGCTTTTTAATCACTTCTTTAAATTTAATATTGGGTTTTATTGAAACCCCCCCTTGTGATAATGTTACACCACTTAGTAAAGCTGCTGCTATATACTCACCAGCAAATTCGCCTGCATAAGTAGTTGTTATCGAAGTTGTAGTTGCCATATCTTTTATTCTATTTATTTAATTATTATAATTCTCCAACTGAAATTGATGAAGCTGCGTTACCATTTCCCCATAGGAAATAGTTTGTGCCATCAGAATGTATCTCAATGTAATCACCGATACTTTCTGCATCATCTTCAAATGTTACTCTATCTACTGCGTCAGCTTCAACGATTGCACCGTTTACCATAACACCACCATTCATAACGTCTCTGTTATCTGCTGGTGTTTGTACAACGAAGTCTGTCGAAAATGCTGCTGCCACAACAAATTTTGCTTTCCATCCTGCTGTAGGTGCAGGTAAAGTTAATGTATAACCTGTTCCAGAAATTCTAAATGTCTTTCCAGAATCTGATAAATTTAATGAGCCTGTTGCTGTAACTGTTTCATAGTCATCAAACATTCTCATTACATCATCACTAACGTGTTCTAATACTGCCATAATTATTATTATTTATTTATTTATTATTAATTAAGTTTTCCATCACCCTATCAAGAGTTGATTTTCTTCTATCTCGAGCAAACTTAAACTTAGGCTCGAATTCATCTTCTGAATTATGTTGAATAGGTTCTGCTGCTGGTTGAGCAGACAGTTTTTCTATTTCTTTCGACATAGAAACCTTTTCTTCTTCATATCTTAGTTTCATGTCCTCAATCATACTTTTGATTGAAGCCATGTCTTTTTGATACTGTTCTCTAGTAACGTATTTTTCCTCGTCAAGTTCAACATCTTCTTCTTTAGCAATTACTTCAGATTCTTGTTCTTCTAGTTGTACTTCTTCTTGTACTTCTTCGTTTACTTCTTCTTCAGAATTTGCTTCTTCTAAATGTACTTCTTCGTTTACCGCTTCTTCAGTAAGCTTCAAAGACATATCAGCTTCCTCTTGAATTTGTTCTGCAACTTCTTCTTGAGAAAGTTCTTCTTTTTTTATTAAAGATAATTTTTCCATAATATCCTTTAATATTTGTGTAGCTTTATTCTTTTCCATAACTTAAGTTTAGATTTATATATATGTAATAAATTGTAAATAAAGTGTTCGATTTTACACTTTACCAATACCCTGAGCTCTCAGAGTACCATCACAGCATTTTATTGAGTATGTTTTACCGTCTTTGCACAAACAACCTCTACGACTGTTCTTAGGTACATTCCTACCTACGGTTTCTTTTGATTTTCTCATTTTTTACTTTTAGGATGTTTAGCTGGCAACAAATCATAATCAGTTGTATATTTAGCATTTTGTGGTCTTCCATTTCTTACAAGATACATAAATGCGTTGACCCTTGCGTGTGCCCATTGTGAAGGAGACTTAACGTTGGGTGAATGACTTGTATTAAATGCACCAAGACCTCTTTGGAATACAGAAGCTAACATACCTACTGTAATACCATATCCTAATTTTTCTTTATATCGTTTGTTAAAATCATCAGCTTTTTTTTGTAAAGATGCTCTATCTTTTGCAGATACTTTAGCACCTCTTTTACCAGAAGCATCACCTTTTGCAGTTCCTTTACCTTTTGGATTTCTGTTGGGAGTTCCTGAAGCTGGTGCTTTTGGACTTCTTCTTATGCCACCTCTAGGCCCAACTTCTGCCAACTTAACACATTTACCATATACTTTTTTGAATCCCTTAGGGCATTTGCCATCTACAAGTTCTTCTTCTTGTATATGTTTTTCACATGGCATATACCATATCTTATCTTCGAACTCATGTGTATGGTGTCCTTTACATCCGATGTTTTTAGCCATTTCCTCAGCTTTCTCTTTTGTAGCGTACGCAAGTCTGTCATCTATAATAGCAAAATCTTTGTCTATAACCATAGATGCTAATTTCAATTCACCAAGTTCTCTTAACTTTCCTCTTGACCAAGCAAGACCAGATTTGCCACCCCATAATAAATATGATATAGTTCCACAAGCTTTTGAATTGCTAGGGTCATAGTAAGTTTCTGCTCGACTTAAATAAGAGTACATTCTTTTTATTGTAGATACAGAAAGCTTTTCACCCCTTGCTAATTGTTGTGCTCTTACTTTTCCAACGCTAGTAGCACACTTGTTGTTTACCTTTTTGTTAAGTTCAATACCTCTCTTTGCATTATTTCTGACACCACTACCATAATCACCATACGTTTTTAACATATATTTATTATCTAGTATTGAATTGGCAATCTCTAATAATATTTCTTTTGCTTCTTCTTCGTCATCTATTGAATTGAGTTTAGACATATCAATCTTATCAGTGAAATAACCTTCTATAGAAAAACCTTTTACTAATCCTGTTTTAACATATTCATTCCAAACCTCATCATTGTTTACTTTCATTGTAACCATCCAAGTACCAACTGGTAAATTAAAACCATACTTTTTTGATTTGTCCATGTTTACATCATCTATAATCCAAGATTCTACTACAGACAAACCGTTTATTTGTGCTTGATGTTCAAGTGTAGATTTGTTTTGATTACCTCTCATCAAAAATAATTGTGAAGCTTGTCTTACAGTATCTTCAGAAAAGTATATATAATATTCTTCTTCTTTGTTAGACCTAAGAATATTTTTGTTAGGTATTAGTGCTGGGCCAATAAGTATTCTTTTGTCGTTATCAACCTCAGCTAATTTAATTTGTTCATGCTTAGATAAAGCAATAAAATTTTCTTCAATGGCTGGTCTATCTACAATAGAAATAGCTTCTATACCAGACATTAATTGTTCTTCGTCTATTAGTAGTTCTATAATTTTCATATTAGATTTATATATAATTAATTTATACTTGCGTTATTTGTAATATTTCTGTCAAGCTCTTGTTGTGTTGTAACCTGTTTACTTACAACAAACGCTTGTATAGGTCTGCCTGTAACTCCAGCTAAGGATGTAGCTAATTGTGATGTTTCACTCGCACCTACAACATTAAAGTCTGGTGCTTCTATGCTTGTGTCTGTTGCTGCTTCAGAGCCAACACCAGAGCCACCTGAAGGTGTTTTAATTTTTCTTATAGCTGCAACATTTGCTAAACCTTGTGCTATTGCTGCTGCTGCTGCTATTGCGGCTCTTACTGGTGCATCAACAACAGGTAAATTAAATTGACTTTCATAGGCTTTCTGTGCTGCTGCATAAGTTGATATTAACGTTCCAGCTATAGCTAATCCTTTACCTACTCCAGTTTCTCGTCCAGCTAATTGACCTAATGCCACTAAAGCATTACCTGTATCATTGTATGCTTGTATCTTTGAATCCTTTTCTATTTTTGCAAGCTTTATTTGGTCTTTGCTTGCTTTTTTTATCATCTTAGTTTGTTCTGTAAGAGCCTTGTTTAATACAGATAAACTTTTCACTGCTGAATCACCAGCACCTTCAAGTGCATCTCTAGCAAATATTTGTAACCTTGTAAGACCTTCAAACAAATCCTCATCAACCACAACATCTCTTATGCCCTTAAAAGCTTTTACAACATCAACATCATCTGGGTCAAAGCCTGTAGTGCCTAATGAATTAAAGGTTTCCAATAAACCGTCAATTTCTAACTTTATGTCTCCTATAGCTTGTTCCCTTCTTTCTTTTGCTTTACTAATGGCATCAGTAATAGCACTATCAATACCAAGACCTGTTTTTATTCCCAACAGTACTTTGTCAAAAAATGTTAAATTTTCGTTTAAAGCCTGTGTTTCAATACCTATTAATTCTACATATTTTTTTTGTATTAATGTCATCAAAGCCTGTGCTTTAGCTTTTTCTCTCAACGTAGGTATGTAGTCCTCTATTGCTTCTTTTGATTCTCTAGTAAGCCTTCCTTCATCATCAAGTTGTAAATTTAAATTTTTATGTTCTCTATTAATTTCATCTAATGCTGAACGCTTTTCTCTATATGAAGCGGTTTCATCATTAATGACGCTTACAAGGGTTCTTAGTTTACCTATTTGTTCTCCAGAAGTTTTTGCTGCATCTTCTTGTGCTTTTTTTAGGTCTTTTACAGCTTGTGTTGTGCCAGTAAGCATGTCTAATAACTTTGGCCCAAAAGAAATTAAAAGTTGTACAAGAATTAAAAAACCACCAGTTCCTATCAAAGACCTACCTAATTGTTTAAAAGATTCAATAGCACTACCGTTTGTCTCAATAAAACTCGACAATAATGTTACTACTTGTGATAAGTTGTTAGCAATAGCTGTAAATCCAAAAGACGCATCAGAAGCTAAACGTCCAGTTTCTAAAAGTATAGCATTATTTAGCCCTGATTGTGCTCTTGCCTTTTTAGTGGTTTCAGCTACTTTTACCTGTGCACTTGACAAACCAGATAAGGCTTTCTCTACTTTTGATACAGCTATATTGGCATCTTTAGCACCAACTTGTATTTGAATTAATATCTTTTTAGTTGCCATGTCCTAACCTTTTTAATTGTTCTTTCATTTGTTTGTAATTGCTTACTGCTTTATATTTACCTTTGGCTATCTCTATAATTTCATCTTCTCCATACCAATCAGATGCGTTCAATAAGTCAATTATATTTTTTATCATGATTATAATTTATTTAATAGTTCTAAATCTGACACCTCTGTTTTAAAGTTTGTACTTATAGAATTAATACGAAAGGTACGGTCTTGTATTACAAACTCATCATTTAATCTAAAATTAGCAAGTATATCTGTGCTTAAATATGCTTTCAATACATACAATCTTTTCTTTTCGTTAAATACTTCATTTATATATGTTTGATAAAACTTCTTGAATAATGAATTTGTTTGACCAGAATAATCTATTAAATTAAACTCATCTATTTCGTTATCAAAATTTAAAGTAAAAGATGGTGCAGTCGAACTGTTTCCATTTTCATTTGTATTACTAGGTCTAAAATATTGTGTTAAAGAAATTGGTGTACCATCTGAAATCCATTTTATTCCTTTATCACTAGCAATACCTGTTTGTTGAATGCCATAAAAAACAAGAGGTGCTGTTAATACAGGCTCATAGTTTCCTGTATTTGGTGTTACATCAGTATCAGATGTAAATTCACCTGCCGCAGAATAACCCCACAATATATCTGTTACAAAAGGTTGTGGTGAGGTTACTGCTGAATAAGGACTTGAATTTGTTTTGTTGTCATCAAATATTCTTTCAAACTTCATGTGCTCAAAAGGAACTTCAACTGAATACACAGTACCTCTGTCTATATTGGTTGGCCTTACTCTTTCATTACCAAATGTATCATTGAATTGTTCTTGATGATTGATAGCTAATAAAGTTTTTGGTTCACTATATTTAAAATCTATTTCACTAAATTCAAATGCTCTGTTTACTTGAGTAGTTGATGTATCAACAAATTTAGTTATATCAAATTCACCTTCTGAAGGGTTGTTTACCCTATCAGCATAAAAATTGTCTAATGTATCTACGAAAATCTTGCCAAACTCTGCATCACCAACATCATCTATAAAAAAGGCTGTAAGATTGAACATCTTAAATAATCCACTTAGAAAATCTATAACTTTAATCTTTGGTGTGTTTTGTGTAATTATAATCTCACTTACAGTTGATATTGTGTTACCAGAACCACCACCAACATTAAATACAGATTGATTTTGTCCAGTTGGGCTACCTGTAAAAGGGTCTATTATAAATTCTGTTAGAGTAATGCTGGGAGTAAAAGATATTGCTGTATTAGATTCAATAATCCACTTAACTTGAAAGTTTCTTGGTTGAAATTGTGCAGGTATCTCGAAAGTCAAGCTTCTATTAGCACTGGCTTGTAATGATGTTTGTGCTAATGTGTCACCACTCACATAATCTATTGCTTTTATTCTAAATGGTATAGATTGATTAGCACCTGCTGTAGTTACATTTATCACACCAGTATATGCTCTATTACCATTTTCAACAGTAAAAGTCCAAGTATCATCATCTACATTAAAACCTAAAGGCCCAGATATTTTTGTCCAGTTGTTACATATTCTTGTCAATGTCTCCTCTTGGTTTTCATCACCACCTACAGGGCCTTTATTTCTTGATAGCCACATATAAAGATTTGAGAAAGGAGTAGAACCAAAAAAGTCTCTTGTGAATGTTAAATTACTTGGAAATCCATTTGCCACAGTATATTTGTTTTCTATAGCTTCTATGATTGATAAACATTTCACTGCTGGTTTCAAATCATCAAATGCTAAACCAATATTATTTTGTGTAGTATTGAAAAACAAGTTACCGCTATATTGTGGTGTAGATTCAGCACTATCATAGTAGAATCTTTTTGTATGTCCTATAAGTGGGTAAATAATTTTACCTGAGGACAAACCACTTTGTAAACCAGTTTTAACGTTTGCACTAGAATAATCGTGTGTTAAATCATCTAACTGTGGAAGGTCAGATAGTTCATCATCACCTAGCAAGTCTTTAAGATTTATAGTATTACCATAAAAAACTACAGTATATGCAAATGGTTTATTATCTTTTAGTTTAACATTCTCTAAAGATATTTTACCTCTTTTGAACGGATAAAAGTCCATTTCCATAATAGCATCTTTTCTTGTTCTAGCATCAAATCCATTGTCGATTTCATATTTATACCAATGTTGGAATATTTTGTTATTTTCTCTTGAAGCTGGAATAGTAAAAGTTTCACTAAAATCCATGAATACTTTAGCAATATCTTTAACATCTTGTATTTTTTGTGTCAAGGTAATTGTTTCGTCATCAAACATATCTAATCTCTGAAAATCACCATCAGAGTTTTTTATATATAAAACTATTTTCTGCATTATAAAATATTATTTATTTTATCAAAGGCAAAATCAAATTGTACCGTATATGTTATAAGTTTATCATTTACAGATTTTTTAAATCTAAGGCTATTTGATTTAAGGTTTATTGGTAAAACTTTTGTAATATCGTCAACCCAAACTTGTTCTGCTAACATTTTTTGCCTAACAACTTCATTATAGGATTCTGGGTAATAACCACTATTAACAGTAAGAGATTCTCTACCGTTTGCCATAAATTTCTTTTCTTGATGTTTTGACAATGCGTAAGATGGAGTAGAACCTGAGTTTTCTAAATCTAATATATTATTTTTAAACTTCTCACTTCTTATGTTTATATCTGTAAATGATTTTTTGAAATACCATATATTTTGTAGTGCACCAAATTTATTATAGAAAATAATATTAAGTGGACTAAATTTACATTCTTCAACCTTTCTAAGTGTAACAACCGTATCTGTAAAACCCGATACTGATGTGTCAAATGTTACTGTATCGCCATCAGCAAGTAACTGTGTATCTTCAATTATTACATATTGTATTTTTTGGTTTGTGTTACCATTGTCTGCAATTTGTATAGGTGTTGAACCTGAACCCCATGTACTATCGTTAGTCTCCCAAAAGTCATTTGCTGCTTCCCAGTTTATATTTGAACCTGCTGAACTTGTCAATGTTACAAGTGGCAAAGCTTCAGCGAATATTGGTATTTTTATATCTTGACCATCAAAATAATAAACTTCTGAAGTGTTTGATTGTAAAACCATTGGTGTGGTTGTAGTTCTTGGATTTACGCCATCTTCAAAGTAACCATAACCATCAATACCTAAAAATGTGTTGGTAACAATATTTTGTCCACTTACTTGTATAATATTGCCAGCAGCGTTAAACATAGTTATGTCTGCATCAATCCATATAGTATCTGTTGCATAATTATTATATTCTGTTTCTATATAATCTCTTGCAAGTTCAGCTAATTCGAAAACAACATAAGGTTTTGCATATATTATATAGTTTTCTCCTGATGCCATAATATCTGAACTTATAGATAATGTAGTGTTACTATCAACAGCAGTAACTGTAGCTGTCGTATTGTCAGTTGTATTCTTAATAAAACTTCCTACCTGTACTGTTGAACTAAAGTTTTGTGTGCTATCAACTAATTTATTTGCTGTTGTAGCAGATGTTGTTCCTCTATCTAATTCATCAAGCTTTTGTTCTTTACTTATTGTATATCTTAAATAAGCATTAGTTCTTTCTGAGTGTAGTCCTGTCCAAATATATAATTGAAGCTTTACGCTACTTAAATCTTTATCTGATACTTTAAGATAAAATGGACTTCTCGTATTTATTATTGTTGACATGTTATTTTTCTATTCTTTTAAATGTTTGACCTGTTTTTGTATAACCTAACATTTGCATGAATTCATCTAAGTTTTCACTTATGTCGGTAAGTATGTTTGGCGTAACCCCAATAACACTATCAACTTCTTTATTTATTAAATTAGTTAAAAATGGAACTGGCTTTATACCTTCTCTGTTTATCTTTTGTGCTATTAGATTAGCTACCCTGTTTTTATTTTTTATAGAATCTAATGTAACTGGTTTTCTATTTATCCAACTAACAATATCATTAACTCTTACGTTAGTTCCAGCTTTTGTTCCTTCGTCAATTTTTTCACCATACGCATTACCTGTTATATTGAATTGAAAAAAATCACCACCTCTTACTATTTTTTTATTTAACTGTATGCTGTCTTGTAAACTACCAGATGATTTTAAAGGTGAGTTAACTGTTCTTCCTGATTTATATGTTCTAGTAAATGGCTTGTTTATCTGTGCTTTAGCTAATCTAATTAATTTTTTAGAGTAGTTAGTTAAGAAGTCTTCTGTATTTTTTAATTTAAAACTCATTAGCAAGCAGTTTGTCCATTTGAATTAATATCTGATATTTGATTGTTTGGCACAATGACATCTAATGTCAAAGACCATCCTGCAAGTAGATTTTCAAATCTATCTTCAAACATTTGTGCATCAAAGTCAGAATCTATTTGAAATAAATCACTATACATTTCACCACGTCTTAGTGCACTTTGTAAACCGTTTACTACAAAAAACATTGTATTGAGTACATCTTGTTTGTTTGTAATATCATGAAAATAATTTGTTTGGTCTTTTAAATCCTCATTACTGTCTTGTACAATATCCATACAAATAATTTGCATATTAAATCTAACGACATGCTCTTGAAAAGTACAACTGTTTACAATTATATGTGCTAAAGGAAATATAGTTTGTTTAGCTAAGTCAACCTCAAATAAATCACCAAAGGTAACTGTGTTTATATTATTGTTACCTTGAAGATATGTTTTCATTTTGTCTATAATATCATAAAATGTTGTCATCCTTTATATGCTTTTTTTAATTCTTGTTGTTCTATTTGTACTTTCTCTTTTTCAAAGGCTAAATAATTTAAACATTCGAAAAGTGGTAATTTTGTAACTTGGTTAAATCGAAGGACATTTCCTTTAGCGAGTGCATAAACTGATTGATACCACCCCCATTTTTTTGCAAATGTGCTTCTAGCTGTTGCATATCCTTCTTCGACAGATTCTTCTCCATATATCTCGGTATAGCTTGAAGTAACACCTTCCCTAAATCGTAAAAAAAAAGCACTGAACTTAAAGCAACATCCATTGGCATATTCTTCATTATCTGCTGCACTTCTTCTTTAGCTTCGTATGGTGCTATAGTGTATTTATCACCAAGCTTAAAATTAACTGGCCTATACATAACACTCATTACAACGTGCATTTTTTGCCAATTAGAAATATTAGATTCTATATCAATATATTCTCCTAATGATATATCATCAAGTTTTGGTATGAATCCCATATCTACACCCTCTAATTTAAACCTTGTTATCAGTTTCGGTTTTTCACTAAAAGCTTTATTTAGTATATCTAATACTTTATTAAAACCTCTTACAGAAATCTTATCTACTTCTGCAAGGCTTATGTTGCAAAATATTTCAACAAGTTTCATATTTAGAAAGTTTGTAAGCTCGTCAGTTTCTTCTGCGTCCTTATGAGCATCCATGACTTTCATATACTTTTGGTACTGTCCAAGCGTTATGTCATTTAACGTTTGCGGCACTTCTAATTCTATAAATTTCTTAGCCATATTATAATTAATAATTATTGTTTATATTGTATCTCAAGCATCCCACCTGCGTATTTGTCAGATTAATAGTATTATATATATTTAGTATTACACAATGTAATATATTACACTATGTATTATATTACACTATGTATTATATTACACTATGTATTATATAATATATAATATATATACTGACTAATTGTCATATGGAATATTTCTTATAATAGTATAGGTATATTTCATAAACCTTATCACTCCATTCTTTTTTATTATATGTTTTAGGACTACGAGTAATATTTCCGTTATTATCTACCTCAACAAAGTATTGCTTAGCGTCTCTTGGCACAGCGTAAACCTTTATGCCATTTTTTATACACCAAGATATTGCATCATACTTTTCCATACCTATTGAATTGCCTAAGGTATTGAATTTATTGATAACTGCAAACTGTCATGTGGAAACTATAGTATGTGTAGAGAGTTGAGTAATATCCAATATAGGTTTGCATTTGCACAGAGTAGCCTGTATATAAGGCTATTTAAGGCCTTTTAGATTATTTGTGGGGTATTACCATTAAATTGAATTAATAGGCTCTTAAATTGAATGTAATAGGCCTTAGAATTGATTATTCTTGTATTTTGTAGGCCGTAAAATAAAAAAAATATATTTAATTAATCTTTTTTAACTGATTATCAACAATTTAAATATTTTCAGTTATGATTATAAAATTAATTAAGACCTTGTAAAGATTAATATAAATTAATAAAATGAACCATAATTTTAATTATGTTAAATTGTTTAAATCAAGACATAAAAAAAAGGGCCGAAGCCCTTTAAAGTAGTTCTATCATGACTTATATAATATTATATGTTTTCATTCTTTTTGAGTAATTGGCCTCTCTATGTGTTCTATGTAGTTTGTTAAATAAAACATATTGTGTGTGGAATAGCATATCCATGCCACAACCATAAACACGACCATTTTTATCAAGTCCTGCCAATGCGAGTAAATGCTCGTTTCTAATATGTATAAAATTATTTTTATAAATGTATCCGAGTTTCAAAGTCCTAGTCATTCCAGAACTTGCAACCTTTACAACCGATATGTAAAATTTACCTTTTAAAAGTGCATTTTTAATTTTTGTTAATTCATTATAAAAATGTTTTAAACTATCGTTATAAAATGTCTCTTTTGCTTCTGGTGTGTTTTGTTCTTTATATGCATGAGGTATGACCTCTCTATATAGTTTTAAATGTTCGTTTAAATCTTTTTTAGCTATTTCTTTAGCTAATTTTAATAAATGTTTGTTTGATGTTTTCATAGTTTTAATTTATTTCTATTGAGAAAAAGATAGTAAAAATAAATGCCATTAAATAGACAAATAGTTTTATAAATGTATCATGTAAAATGATTTTTTCTAATAGTGTTTTAATTGTTTTCATATTAATAAAATTTAGTGTAAGATAAAGCTTTTGGGATAAAATGTTTATCACCCCTAAGCACCCCTCCAATATCGTGGCCTAAACAGGCAGAAATTGAACTATCTGAAATTGTTTCGGGGTTGTTTTTTGCATAATTGCAAAGGCCTATTATTGATTGACCGAGTTCTGTGCTCATGTCAATATAAACAAATTGAATCATTGCTAATTCCTCTAAATAACCTTTATCAACTAAATGCTTTTGGATTATTTTCATAACCTCTTTTCTTATTTTTTTTCTTTCCATAAAATTGTTTTTAAATTGTACTTTGTTTTTCAGTATGTCAATGAACTTGAAAACAATATTACAAAATTAATTCCAACTGACAAAACAAATATTAATTTATTTTTATATACCTTTGCAAAAATTCCATTCACAAAAAGGCACAAAAAAACCCCTATCAAATTACTATTGAATTCATAGGGGTATTAAATTTATGTATTGAATTTATTAAAATGGGTATCTATAATCTGAATGTTCTTCATCATATTTTTGTGGATTTTCCAATCTAATTTCTTCAATTTCTTGGTCAATAAATGCTTCGATTCTGCAACACAATTCATTTGTGTCATCATCATCTAACAATTCATAATCTTCAAGATATTCCGACAATCTCCAATAATAACCTTTTTTATTATGTACATCATTGCCAATATCTGATAATGTTATTTCTCTACTCATGTTTTTATTGTTTTAAATTATTAGTGATAAAAATTTTTTTGTCTAAAATCTCTGTTCCAAAATGGTCTTTAATATGATTATATAACCATTTTTGTGCTGGTACATTATGAAGTGTTTTTCTATCAACTGAGTCGTGTATATCGTACCAATTTACACCAATCAAAGTACCAGCTAATTGAATATTTTGAATGTTATTTTTTAAGTATTTCATATTTATAGTTTTAAAATTAATATTTTCAATACTACAAAACCCAACTGACATACACAAGTATTTTAACAATTATTTTTTTTATGGTCATTTTTCTACCTCTGGAAAATTGCCGTATTTTTACTTTCACAAAGTTTTGATAGTAGTATATTACAGAGCATAGAAAGTTGCTTAAACAAGCTAAAAAGGGCCTTATTTGGCATGTGGGAATATCACAAAAAACTATGATATTAGATTATTAAAATGAACCATAACTTATATTATGTTAAATTATAAAAAAGGCACAAAAAAAAGAGGGTCTTAATTGACCCCCTTAATTTATTTAGATTTATTTATTCTGTGTTTTATTTCTCTCTCCATGTCATCACGAAATTTGTCAATTCTCATTTTCAATTTTCGTTCCTCTCTCTTTTTTCTGATATTATGCATTATGTTTTTTTCTATTCTATGCCTTTTCATCAAATTCAGGATTAGGTTTGTTGGCATCTTTGCCGTCAGTTAATATTTGTTGCATTACTTTGTCAATTAATCTTGTATATATTTGCTGGTTTGTGTCATTAAATAATGAACGTTGTGAATAATGATAGTAGCTTTTGAGAAAGAACTCTAATTTTTTTACTTCATCTATTGCGTTTGAATAGTTATATAAAAAGTCAATCATTCTTTGATAATATTCAGTAATCACAACCTCCTCCTCATAAATACCATCACTATCGTAAATAACATCTTGAACATTACAATTACCATTGTTGAAGTAGTCATAATTCAATCGAGATATTACTCTTAAAAGTTCTCCCTGTATTGTGGGTGCATCTCCACAGTTAGGAACTAATATTTGATAAAGTTCGTCAAACTCGGTTTGATAAACCCCCTCATCATTCCAATATGTTTTACCAATCGGTGTAAATTCTGTGTATGTTTTTTCTTTTGTTTTCATATTAATAGTTTTTAAATTAAGTTTTATAAGTAATTTATAGCGTCTTTTACTCCCATTTTAAAAGCATCGATTAAATTGTTTTTGTAACTAAAGTGCATTTTGCCGTTAGGATAAAAAACAACTACCTCGTTTTTTGCGTCTTCATTTCCTTTAGCTAAATACATCAATGTTTTATTAATATTATCAATAGGATAAACTCGCCTAACATTTGGATATTCGCCAAATAATTTGGGATAGGGATTTTCGCATTTTTCTGCAAAAACAATACAACGATAATTTGTGTTTTCCCAATGTAATTCAATTCCTTTGTTTTTATTTGTTTTCATAATTATAGTTTTA